CGAAAGGGCACGTACTCTCTTAACCCCCAGAGAATAAAACCTCTGTTTATAAGAGAGTCCTCCGTGAGGAGGTAAATCATCAACCTCTAGAACATAATACAATGAAGAAAATGAAAACCAACAAGAATACGAAACCTAGTTCAATAAATAATAGAACCAAGTTCCGTAATACTTGTGGTATCAAAGACTCCAGGGTATTACGCATCTTCAAGGTAGTAATGTGGTCGGCTAAGACATACCGACCTCATTATGCCAAGAAAGATTTTCTAGATTGGATTGCACCCTACTTCCAAAAGTTAGATAGATTAATTCTAACCAGAGGTTTAAAGGAGGCAGTTAGATATTCAAAAGAATCACGAATATACTTTCTGGATCTCCTCAGTAGGGACCCAGATGCAGTTGTTAAAGATAAGTTCCTCATTTCCAGATACGGAAAGAAAATGTTGAATTTAGTCAGTGTAGACAATCCTCAAATTATGAGCATAGTCATGACTGTTCTTTATTCAACACGGTCCTTAACAGCAAAACCAATTGTAGATCTAGGATCTGTTGTCAACCCTCTCGGAGGGACTTTTAAGACACCAGAACACCAGACTATCAAGAAGTTTTGGAAACTGTTAAAGACTTCTGACCGTCAAATTAGGATGAAATTAATTCCTAATTCTGTGAGATGGAGAAATTACCATTTTACAACTAAATCTGGACCAGCTGGCCATGCTATGAAATATAGTACCAGGGATCTATTCGCTTTACCAGACACTTTAGTGGCTAGTATAGGGATAGTTGGCGGGAAGAGACTTAAGGAGAATATGAATCTCCTCCTTAACACTCAACCTGCCGAATTTCTTAAGGAATATGACAACAAACCTTTTAGAAGGATTGTTGCCATACCTGATAAGGAACTCAAGAGTAGGAATATTGCAATTCTTGACTATTTTAGTCAGACTTGCCTTAAACCTCTCCATGAATTTCTGTTCAAGATCCTTAGGAGAATTCCCCAGGACTGTACTTTTGATCATGGCCAGGCCTTCACAAAGTCTACAGGGTGGAGTATCTACTATAGTATCGATCTAACTTCCGCTACTGATCGTTTTCCAAGAGCGTATACCGAAGAAATACTTCGGGTGCGTTTTGGAGATCAGTATGTTGAAGCTTGGACCGATATCATGGTTGGATACCCATTCACCACACCTGATAAAGGTGAGGTGAAGTATAGTGTTGGACAAGGGATGGGTGCCTATAGTTCATGGGCAACCTTCGCCTTGTCCCACCACTATGTCCTATTCGAACAGTGTGAGAAGCTTGGTATTCCTTGGTCCTCCGCCCCATACTGCTTGGTTGGTGATGACTTGATTATTGGTCATGACCTATTAGCTCAAAATTATATGGAAAGAATGAGGTCTATGGGGGTTGAGTTATCCCCCCAAAAGACTCATATCTCACCTATAATGTTTGAGTTTGCCAAGAGATGGTGGTGTAAAGGACAAGAGATTACTGGTTTCCCTATTGACTCTGTTTTAGAAAATCTCAACAAGTATACTCTACTTGTTGGGAATCTACTAAATGAGAGAAAGAAAGGGTACAAGGTTGATAATGGTCTTACTGAGGCCATTGACACCCTGTATTCACACTTTGAGATGCCTTCTCGTTTCCGAAAAGGGATTCGTAGTAAGGTAGGGCTTGTTGAACACTCAATCCTAATGCTAAGGGGAGAGATCCCCTTTTCACAAGGATTGACTACTATTCTCAGGAAGGATTTAGATATCCCCCCCGGAAAACAGATCAAAGAAACTGTAGCAAAAGCTATAGTATCTGAGGTTTGTAGTAGGTTGTTCAGCGAGTCAATGGACCCGGATGGAGAAGGAGTTTTAGGGCAAGTAGCCGTAAATCTCGTCATCATCCTGACTTCTGTGGCACCCAGTGAAGAGGTGACCAAATACGTTCGTGCTATTCCGATCTTGGGAGTTTATTCCCAGATTGAGGAAATGTACTTACGTATAACTCGTGAAGCATTAGACATAGACCAACTCCGTGGTGGGGATTGGCCAACATTCTTACGAATATTGACAATCCCTAAGTCAGATAAAATATTTTCTGACCGTAACCAGGAATTGATCTCTGTTGCTTCTGCAACCGTAGTCTATAAAGTCTTAAACACCCTTGAAGAGCTCAGGTACCTTTTGGGACCTGGGGATCTGGAGGATGTC